TTGATTGTATTGGTCGGTGCACGTTCTGTACGAAATGAAGAAGCCCAACGCTTAGGTGCAGGACGTGATATCGGTACTTTTAAGATGCTAAGCCATGTCCAGAACTTACTCATTGGTAATGACTTATCAAGTGTAGGCATTAAAGGCTTAGCTTCATTAGAACTGGGCCGTACCAAAACTATTTTTAATACAACTACACGTGAACAATCGGTCAGTGTACTTGCTCAAGAATTCCATACCCAATACACCATCACGGCTTCTGACAGAGACCGTGAAGAAGCTGAGACTGTTGAAGATCTGCTGGGTGTTCAAGTCGATTATTACTATCAACCAGACGATGGCTTTGTTGATGCCTCGGATCGGGTTGAGTTTCAGGAAAATTAAGCTATGTCTATTTCTGCAAATATTAAAGTTCCAGACGTATACACCAGCGTCAATATCAATACTCAGCGGACGGGTTTACCCCTAAACGATCAGCGAGTTTTATTTGTGACGCTGGATGTTTTGTCAGAGCAATTTACGCCAGTCGACGTTTATGACAAAGCTGATGCTGATACCAAGTTTGGTGCTAACTCACAAGCTGGGCGAATGATTACAGCTGCTGTCAAAACTAATCGTACTGTTAGTGTGCAAGCTGTAGCGCTTGCAGTTGAAGGTGTTCAAACACAAGCAGCTCTTCAAACTGAAGGCGGTACTGCACTTCAGACTGAAGGTGGCGCTTTGATTGAACCGGAGTAAAGTATGGCTCAACAAATCGTGATTGAGGTGCCAGGCACTAAGATCAGTGAACTGGAAAGAACGTCAAGCGTTTCGCGTACTGATGTAACTCCAGTAGTCCAAAACGATGAAACAAAACAAGCAGAAATTGGACAAATTGCTGATTTTGTTAAGTCTGAACTTGGTTCTGCTGCATTAAAAAATGAGTCTGATTTTGCTACACCTGCTTCAGTTGCATCTGCAAGTCAAGCTAGCCAAGCACGTGATGACGCTCAAAATGAGCGAATTGACAATGTTGAATTTGGGCTTTTTTCTATAGCAAATGGTGCTGACAAATCATTCGCAACCTATGCAGAAATGATCGGTTATGTGCCTACTGAAGCTAATGTTTCAGTACGAAATAATGACCCTAATCCAGATTTACGTGGTACTTATATCTGGGATGGTTCTAATTATACACGTAGTTATGATGCTTTAGATTTATCTAAAGACTACATAAACTTAAAAACATCACCGTTATTTTCATCATTAATAGCTTCATTGAATACGCTAGATAAGACGATTACATCGGACGCAAATCTGACATTAAGAGAAGTATCCAAAATGCTCATTAAAAGTGTCAAAAATACAAGTGAAACTAACAAGTTAACTGTGGCTATTGATAACAACTCTGAAAACTCAGCATCTATTGTTCTTTTACCGAATGAGTCTGTATCGAATAATGTGCAGACTGATCTATGGTCAAAATTGAGCATGAATAGTGCTGACTTTACTAAAGTTGTTGTAGCAAGCACAAATGGCTGGCGTATTCAGTATCAGTATTATGCGTATGCATTTGACAAAGCAGTTGATCAGTATAATGTTTTTGATAAAAACGCTATCTTTGAAAGTCGCACTCAAAACAATCTTGAAACCGCAAGCAATATTGCTATCTCAAGTCATGGCGGTGGATATTTGCAATTCTACGTACCGACATCTGTGTTGACATCTGCGGGATTACCTAACAACGCTGAAGCTGCAGACGGTTATCTAATACTTCGTATAGCTCAATCAGACATCTTTGCAATTCAAAGAAACTCGACTTTAACAAAGAATATTGATGAGATTCTTTTAAACAAAGGCTCTTTAGTTGTTGATTTTACAGGTAATCATACATCTACTTTAGAAACTTATGTGCTTGAAAAGCCAAAGGTGCTTGATGTGACAAATCTTGACTTTAAGCAGTACATTGCAGATGTGAAAAACAGCACTGGCGTTGCTTTAACTAACCAGCCGATTGAATTAAAAGTAAATTTTAATTACGGTGAGGTTGCAAGCAATGAGCACTTAATTGTATTAGATGAGTCGGGCAATGAGTATGAATGTCAGTTCGGTGATGAATATCATGTTAATCACCGTTTTGATAAATCGACAGGTTTTTATGCGGACGGATCATTAAGATCAGGCACAATTGTAATTTATGATTCATTAGCAATTAATGAGAAGAAAAGTTATGTTGTGCGTGCTTATCAGCAAGTTGTGCGTGATTCAATTAAGCCAGAACTTGTATTTGATTCTGTAAATAATCAATACACAATTAATTTTGATGGCTTCACATACTATTTCACTAAAGATAATAGTTATTATCTAAAATCGATTGTGAATGGCTCTACTACACATAACATCAAATACAGCGCAAGAATCCGTGCTTTTGATTTGTCTACATACGTCTTCTCTGGTGATTCAAGCATTAAGCTTGTAAGCAGCGGAGATAATTATGTTGAAGTTGAAACGGTTGTCTACAATCAAGCTGTTTCTACGTTAGCTGCAAATCAGCTTAAAGCGCGAACTAGAACAAAAATATTCAAAGCTGGAAAAGTAAAGATTGAGACTGCAATTATCTGCGTGAATCAAGTAGACGGAAAAGACATTTGCGGTTTGATGGGCGAGATTTATAACTCAGATGTGACTTCAAATTCTGGTTCTACAAACCCTGTTACTGCATCTCTTTCCGACTTCTATCGTACTCTCACATACAGCAAAAACGGCACAGTAAATATTCTTCCTCTTTATTATCATGGTGATAACAACCGTGGTGACAATGTAGCATACGGCCCGATTCGTGACATGTATTTAGGCCAAGTACTCACAACTTCATATTACCAGTGCCGTATCGGCTTCACTCAAGAACCGACTAGCGAATCTGCTACTACGTGGGATTATGAAAAAAATTGGGCGTTTGTTCACGGCTTTTTGATTGACCTTAAGTCAAATCTTACTGATCCAAAATCAATATGCGATAGAGCTTACAATCAGGTCACGGGCTTCTTGGGTACTGGTCAGCGTATTGCGGTGACACGCAGGAATCTACTTAATCGTATGGCTGAATATGTAAGCGGTGCAGACGAATGGTGGGAAGACTTCTATGCACCTGCTTCAAATGACACGCTTAAGATGTATGCTGCAAAGATAGTGTCAGCACTAGCATTCAACAGCGGTTCTATTGATGAGATTTACACACAGTTTATTGCTTCAACAAGTGAAAGATTTGGTACAAATCTTGGCACGGCATGGAAGAACGGAACTTTTTCATTATCGTTTGGCACGCGTAATACGATTCCCGCTTTGCAGTGGCTTTATTTCTATTATCTTAAAAATGGAGACACAGTAAAAGTCGATGCTTTAAAAGCTTTGATACAGCCTTTAGCCACTGAATTTGTAATTTATTACAACTCAAAGGGAGGTATCGGAAATGTCGGATCTGGATCAGATGTGGGGGCAGGCAATATTATTTTGGCAGGCTATCGTGTTTTAGCTTTGGCATACAAGATGGGGCTTGATACAGATAATAGTATTAAGACTGTTATTGATAATTTGCTCACAAATGTTCATTCAAACTATCAGATTTGTAAGAACTATGTGAATGATGCTAAGTCAGCTCGATACACACAGACAATCTGGCTGCATTACCACGCTTTTGCGATTTATAGCTATGTCATCGGTAACAAGTTGATGAACTATGAAAACTCGATTGATGTGCAATCTTGGCTTTTAGCAAACATCAATGGCAATGGTATGCCGAAAGACATGCAAGCAAATCAGGCAGAATCAAGACGCGGTGGACGTAATACTCTTGCATTTATGACGGCACCATTTTTATTCACAAAGTCAAATTCAGGGATTAATGCTGTTAGCGAGATGTTTAAGCAGCTTGATCTTGAAGAAAAGGGCGAAGTCAGTAATGTCCCGATTTTCGGATTTAAACGATTCACACAAGAGTCTGTAGATTCTGACACAGTGATGACTGCTGAAGCTTTTGCTGACATCTGGCTTAACTTTTATTTCGAGCAAGCTACATATTAATTAAGGATCAACATCATGACTCTTCAAAACACCCTCGATACCATTGCGCCACTCGGCCATACCATTATTGCCGTATCAGCTCCTCCAGCAGCTGGAACTGATACAGCTGCATGGATTGATCACTTAACTTCTGTTAGTGATGCAATCAACCAGAAGCCCGCAATTTTGGTGGTTCCATTTACTGATATCGTTGCTGCTGAAACATTTGCAGACCAAGCTCCTGTGAAGACTTGCTACCGTGTTGTGGTTGTTTGCTATCACGGTGCAACAGGTCAAGAACCTGAACTTGCAGCAGCAATGGCCGCAGCTTTGGCAGACTCAAACGATCCAGCTTTACCATTCAACGGTGTAAACCTTGAAGGTGTTAAGCCTGTTTCTGATGAGTACAAGTTGAAATTTGAACGTATCAATGCTGCTTTAAACAAAGGCGTTTGCATGATCGAAACTGGCGCTGACGGTAAGCCTGAAATTGTTCGTGCAATTTCTACATTCCGTATTAATCCAGATTCAGGTGATGCAGATGACATCATGCTGGATATTAATGGCGCGCTGGTTATCGATTACACACGTAAAGTTATTCGCACGGCTTTGCGTAAAGAACGTCGCCGCAAAAATACAGCAGCTGCACGACGTAATGTTCGCTCGGTTATGTTGGCTGAACTTCTGAAACTTGATCGTGCTGAAATCCTTGAAAATGTTGAAGCGACTAAGGATCAATTAACTGTTATACAGAACGAAAACAACAAAACTTGGGCTATCGGTAAAATCCCTGCTCATTGGGTTCGTGGCATGCATGTGGTAGATGCACAACTTGATGTCTATTAATCAACTCTATTTTAAAAGGTCGCATTTGCGGCCTTTTTTATTGAGCGGAAGTATTTCCGCCTGATCTTATTTAGATAGTTATTTGACAATGGGTCATCGTTAAAAAGAGAGACAAACAATGTCTGAAGAAGCAGTTGGCTCAATTGTAATGAGCTTCAATGGGCTTGATTATGACGTTTCACGGCTTGGTACAAGTATTACGACTGGGAATCGCCCAATTCCTACGATGAATCGTCAACAGCGTGTCAAGTATAAATCACGTGGTATTACGACTTATGAACTTACAGCAACTGTTGTTATTCCAGATGGAAAAGACACAGTTCAATGGCTCCAAGTAGATGATGCCCGAATTTCAATCGAATCCCCTTCAGGGAATTATCGTGAAACTTTCATTGACTGTAATGTCACATCTGTTGGGGCCACTTATGACATGAATGGCGAAACAGTCCGTGAGCTTCAGTTGTTCTGCTTAGACTATATTGACGAAACATTGTAGGTAAAAAATGGAAAAAGTATTTCTTGAAGATGATTTGCCTGTTGCGATTGAGATAAATCGCAATAAGAAAAAAATTAAGTGCGTAAAGTTTGTTATTTCAGATTTGACGGCACTTGAATATGTTGAAGCTCAGTCGAAAATCTCTGGACTGCAATATGTGTCTATTTCTGATGTCGTTGCGATGGTTAAGTTGATTGATTCAAATGGTATTCAATATGAACCTACCTATGATGAAATTGCTCAAACCACACAATTCAATTTGACCCATTTCTTTAATAAAAAGGCTGAACTTGAGGCAAAGGTGAAAGCCGCGAATTAATTGGACGTGTCCATTTAATTAAAGCTTTGATGGCTATGGGTATTCCTTATGTAGGGCGGTGGTGGCGGTGGCGCAGCTGGTACGTCAGAATATTCAATTGGTGATCAACAGTATTATGCTGTTGGCGCAGGCGGTGGTGGTGTTCCACTCGGCTCTGGCGGTAGCAATATCAACCAAACAGCACCTGAAGGTAAAACCCTCGTAAATCTTGCTGGCACAGCAGCAACATTGTCTGTAGTAGGTAATGGTGCTGATGGAACAGGCTTAGCAGCTGGTGATGGCGGAAACGTTGGTGAGAATGGTAAAGCTAGTGAAGCAACTCTTGGAAATGGTGTTGCTGGTTTAGCTGGGTTTATTTACCAAGGTAATGTTACGATCACAAACATTGGTGGTGGACTAGTGAAAGGCAGAACACCTTCTAATTGA